GAGTGTTTTCGGTATAAGTCTGATTCTCCGCCCTGGTCGCCGCCGTCGCAATTGGGAGCACCGGCACACGCTCGGTCTGTGATGTCATGGGGAACGTCGTCACCAGACGGCGCATTTTCGACATTTTGTCTCGAGCTAGAATAAGCTGGCCGGCAAGCGGGAGCGGGAGCAATTCGGCGCCGCTTCCGTCTGCAAAGCCGGAGCTGGCGTTAGGAGTGCCCTCAAGAAGTGCGGCACGCTGAGACTCGTTGACTCCAAGCCCTTTAAGGTAGGCGTCATTGAGCTCGTTGTAGCTTCGGATTCGCCCTTCAACGTTGCCGTTATTAACGTGATTTGCCCACGTCTTTGTGAGCTCGTCAACGCCCGGATTTCGAGCGCTTCGGAACTCTGCAACCTCTTCGGCGCTTCGCTGAACTTCGGTTTCCATGCGCCGATAGAGCGGCTCAACTGCGGACCCAATAGCGCGCAGAGTAGAGAACTCGACTCCCTGACCTGCTGCCGGTCGACTGTGAGAGCGGCTCTCGCCCTGGTCGTCTCGGCTAGCGGGTACGGGTGCTCGTCGGCTTCGCCTGCCCTCAAGCTTGTCTGCGAACTCGGTTACGGCTTTGAGCGCTTCGTCTCGAGCGTCTTCGCGAACGCCCTCGATTGAAGCTGCAAGACGTTCCGTCATGCTGTTGATAGCGTCGAGCTCTCGTGATCCCCCGCCTTCAACTTCTTCGTTTTCGTTTTGCTTGTCCATTAGATACGGCTCCCAGTAAGACGCTCAAACACATCGTCGAGCCCCTCACGTAGATCGGCACTCGTTACGCGACTGTTCCGCTCTATGCGGCTGATTGTCGCCTGGAGTGCCTGAGTGACGCTGAGCGATTCGTCGGGAGTCTCGTCGCTCGGATCTTCTCCGGCTTCCCGTTGTGTCGCCTCGAGCTGCTCAACTGTTCGCTCAAGTGCGCTTATAATTTCGCTCGTCCTGATCTTTTCCGGATCATGGATTCGCTCAATCATGCCGTCCCACATGCTGCGTGAGATTTCCGAAGTCGCGGAGCCCGATCTACCTATCAGCGCTTCTCGATCTGCGGGAATGCCTACGATTGACTGCTCAATCGCTCGGGATTGCTCAAAAAAGATCCCGTACTTCTTTCTAAAACTCGGCTCGCTCGTCGTTACCTTTGCCGCGTGACCTTTCGGGAGCTCTCTCCGTTCTACTTGCTTAATCGAATCCCAAGTAAGAGAAGTGCCTCGGACGTGTCCGCTAGAGATCGCGTCGACGAGATCGCGCCGCGCCTCGAGCCCTTCGCCGTCTCCGGTTAAACGGATTTGACCTACGCCGCGTAACGCCGCTACGCCGTCGACTGTATCGCGTCGCATACGGGAGACTGTGCCGAGATTTGCGAGCACGCTGCGAGAGTGGTCGACCTGTAGCGGTATCGTATCGGCGAAGTCGAGCCCGCGAATAGAGATAACGTGTCCGTCGCTCGCTTCGCCCTCGGTCGCCAGAACTAGATCAAACTCGCCTGTATCTGTGTCTATGCGGGTGTCTATTCGGCACTCTCGCGAGATTCGTTGTGTCATCCTACCCCCTCGAGCACCGGCGTAGCAAAGCACCGGCAATTTATAGCGTTATGCGCTGAAAGCCTACCGCCTTCCGAAGAGACTCTAGGCGCCTGCGCCTGCTCTCCGTCTCCAAGCGTGAAACTCTCGTCGACTCTCACCGTCTGGCCGTCTATCTCGTGCGTGTCTCTAACGTCGCTGTCTAGCGCTGTGTTCCACCGCTTGAGCGTAACGATGTTGGAGTCGACATAGCCGGCAAGCTGGCCGGTAGAAGTTGCCCAACCGACCTCTGTTCTTGCGATGGTACGAGCTCGAGACTTGCTGGCCTTATTGAATACGCCGCGAATCCGAGTCGCTAGCGCCTCTTCGCTTTCGCCGAGTCTGATACCTATTTGAATCGCTGCGCGTAGCCGCTTCTTTGTCGTTTCATTTGTGTAGGTGACGAGATTTGCGCCCTGTTTTCGTACTTCGCTGATAGCGATTGCGTCAAAAGAAAGCGTAGGCCGGACCTCGAGCCCGGCTAGAACGTTCTGACCTGACTTCTGGTAGACCTCTAGCGAGATCGGCGTTACTAGCGTCTCAAAGAGCCGGCCAAACTCTACATCGTCAAAGAGCTCGTCGATCCAGTCGGAACGGGAGTGAGATCGTACCGTAACGTCTGCAACGTTTTCCGTAGCTCTTAGCGCCTTAATCGCTAGCGCCTTCTGGCCTGCGAACGCCTGGCGCGCGGCTTTTGTCATCTTTGGAACAAACGCCGATTCTGACTGCATTAGACGAGCCCACTGCGCTTCCGGCGTGAACCTCGAAAGCACTCGAGGGTGTAATACTCGCGACGAGCGAGCTGCGTCTACTGGATCGTCTAGCGCGTCTAATTCAGAAATAGGCGCTGTGCTTGTTGGGTCGTCATCGTCTAAAGAGAAGTCGTCCGGCTGATACGGTTGATCTCCGAAAGAGCCTACGGGAGCGTCTCCCCACTCTGTCGGCTCTAGCCCTCGGTCGCTTCGTACCTGATTGATTGAGCGCACCTTCGTGGTTAGGTCTTGCGCTTCTTCGCGTAGCCTGAGCTCTGCGTCTTCGTCGATGAACTTCTCAAACGTTACGCGAGTGTCTCGGCCGTACTCAATCGAAACGACTTGATGGGTCAAAGCGTCGGATATCAATCTTGTCTGCGGCTTGATCGTGTGACGGTCAAATACGAGCCGATTCGTATCCGCTGCGGCTCGGTTAGCGTCGACGACATCGCCGAGAATTGACCTCGGTACGCCGTTTGCCATCAATAGCGAGTCTCGGCCGTACTCGAGATACGCGCGAATTGAGTCGATATCAGAGAGCCCGCCGAGCTCGTGAACGCCAAAGCCGTTAGGCAAGAAAGCCGGCACGCCCTGGTTATCGCCGCCGCGCCGGTTGTAGCGATTCTGCCAGTCTGCCCAAAACGCTTCCCGCTGCCCCTGGTCGGCTACGTCTGCGTCGTCTTTCGCCGTTAGCACTAGCTTAGGCGTTGCGTCGTTCTGAAAGTGAGAGCGCATCGTCTCGCCGGCAAACTGGTTTGAATCAAAGTCTCGAGCCTGCGGCCCTACGACGCCAACGCCTTTAAACGGGTCGTCTGGGTCTGGGTCGAACATGTGCACCACTTCGTCTAGTCCGTAGCGCGTTTCGCCGCCCTGGCCGTGAAAGACGTATCCCGAAATAGGCATAACGTCGTCTGAGAGCGTCTCGACATTCGCGGGAGACATCGGCCAAAACTCACGCGTAGCGCCGGCGCCATTCGTCACAATCAGCCAATAAGCCGAGCCCGTCTGAGTAAGCCAGTAGCTCGTAAGCTTGAGCATCTGGTTACGAGAGAGATAGGGATTAGGTCGGTCGAGCACGTCCAACAACGGGTGGTCTGGGTCGTCCTCCCACTTGCGAACGCCGTCTTCTCCGCGCACTCGATTCTGAACGACGAACTCTAGATCTGAAAGCCGCGCCGCGATTGCTCTAGCCGCTGTCGCTTGAACGCCTGCGAATCCGTCGCGCAGCAACAAGCTAGGCGCCGGCTGCTGAGACGTCCCCGTAATGCCCTGCCGAAACGACGAGAACCGATAGATAGGCGCCGTGAGTGCTCGAGACACTCCGAGCGCTGAAAGTGCCGCTCGCCGCGCTGTAGCTACGATTCCCATGCTGCCCCTAGTACCCCACTACGACTGGTTCTCGGATAACGCTAACGAGCTCGAGCCCGCTTGAGTCCAAATCTATCTCGATTCGTAGCGCCATTCCTGGCAAAACGTCTGCGTGGTTCGCCTGCATTGTGCCCTGAAAGCCCCACGTCGTCGTCGTTAGTGATGGCGTGCCGTATGCGGCAAGCGATATATCCGGCCCGATTCGAGTCATCACGCGCGCACCGATGCCCGCAACATTCGCTAAGCCGGTTGTGATCGTGATTGTATCGGCTTCGAGATCTCGAGCCGTCACGGCGCCGCCATCGTGATAGGTCTTATTCGATAGCTGTATGACTACCGAGCTGCCCACGTCGATAGATCGAGCTCGAGAGACGCTTAGAGTTGTCTGCGCAAGCGCTTCGGCCGCTGAAAGTGTCGTCTCTCGGCCCTCGTCGAATAGCCGAGCCGTACAAGTGCCCGAGCTGATAACTGTATTCGGCTGCGGCTGCGTATTGATAGGCGAGATTAGGCGTATCAGATTGTCGCTGAGATATCGAATCAAGTGATCTGACCTCGAGCCGCTACGGTTGAAGATACCGAATTGCCAGCGCTTGCGACTGTAGCGATATCCGCCCGAGCGTCGACGAGCCCTGTGACGCTGTTAGTAGCTAAAACTTCGCCCAACGTGTCAAACCTGACCGCTAAGGATGGCCTGGCGTTGTAGTTTGGATAGAACGAAGTAAGAGCGCCCTGAAAGCCAAAGCCCGAAGTGCCGGCGAAGACAATCGCAAAAGCTGCGGGAATAGCTGTCCCGCTCGCCGAGTTAGATCTATCGGGATTTGAGTCTAGCCAAGCTTGTAGATTGCTAACTAGCCCTGTGACCTCTTTCCACTGTGGCGACATATTGGGGCCTTCAGAGAAAGAGAGATCCTGACCAAAAGGGATCACTGGCTCACTAAAATTAATTGTCGCCGGGTAGGCGTTTCCGACCCAAGCGCCCGGATTGTCTATAAGCGTTTGTGGGCTTGCCGACATTCTGCGCGGCCAAGGTAGAGACGCGCGCGTGGGATAGGTAGAAGAGTTAAAGCCGCCGGCGGGCCAAATTGAATCATCGTCGACAAAACCCATCGCCCACTGATTTAAAGCGCTGTTGAACCCTCCAACGCCATTAGAGAACATTCGAATACGAACGCCGGTAATCGTTGCGCCGGCGGGTATCTCGAGCTCGAATCGAGCGAGATAGCCATAAATCTCGGAGCCTTTGATGTTAAACTCTATGCCGATAATTTCGTTGTTGAGCGTGTAAGCAGGATTGCCGACGACTGAACAACTGTCGATAATATCGCCACCTACTACGCCGCTAGCCACTAGCCCTGCCATGAGTAGTCCTCCCTTCCGGGTCGACTAGAGCCCCAAACTGTAGCCTCGACTCTGCTGGGAGTTACGCCGTCTCGACTTGTAACTTCAAGCACTTTTGACGCTTTTAAGATCTCGTCCCACA